TTCATAATGGTTTCTCGCACAAGTTGATCTTTTAAGTCGTATTCCATTCTGCCTACTTCCGGGGGCGGTAGCTCTTTTGCTAATTCTATGTCTGCTTTTAGGTCAAAGTAACCTAATGTAACTACCGCTACGCCAGCAACAATTCCACCGATAGTTTTTAACGATAAACCAATTACGGTGCTTTCTGATATTTCTTTTGTCATTTTTATTTATGTTCTTCTAAGGTTACTTTCTATTAAGTGCGTCTAATACAGCATCTGGTGGAGGTGGCGCTGTGCCTGCATCTCCTCTAATAATATCATTAGCAAACTCCTCACTTTTCTTAGCTTTATTTCTACGTCTAGTTTCCTTTGCTTTATCAATACCTTCTTGCTTACGGCGAGCTTTTCCTTCTGCTTTAATTTCTTGGCCCTCTTCATCAACAGCTCCTACATCCCATGTCTTCCAGCCTAACGCTAATGCTATACGCTGCCATGCTGAATTACGCGCATCCATTGCTTCACCAATAGAATTTAATTCATCAACAACACGATCAAGTGGAACGTTCAACGTACCAGAAACCAAGCTACCCGTAATTGACCACCCTGGTCCAAAGTTTGGGCGACCATCGGTAGTAACATCAAATGGACGCGCCTCAAGCTCATCTTTTTCAAACTTGTATGTTTGGATTGCAGAGTATATCTTTCTTAGCTTAGAGTTAATAGGGGGAGAGATGCTCGTGGCTGCGATTACCGTGTAAGCATGATCCGCTAAGAATCCTTTTTCGTCTTGCTTTACAAACTCGTCAACAACATTTTTTATTGTAGATATCGCAGCTCCATACAAACCGCTACCGCGTAATATTGTATCTAACATGCTGTCTAATACTCTCGTTATTTTGCCCTCTTCTTTTTTAGCTAGCTTTTCCGCTTCTTTGTCTGATAACTCTTCGTCTTCATCGTCAAATCCAGGTATCAGTGCAAATAATGCGCTTTGTAGTGCTGAGAATATAAAGTTTTGAACAAAACCGTAATAAGCAATTTTGCTTACATTGCTTTTCCAATCCCCGCGGTTATTCTTTAAATCAAGCGCCGCTTTTTTCATTAAACGGGTATACTGCATTGGCGTGTTGGCAAATGCAAATACAAGACGACCTAAAACGCTTCTTTGTTGCTGTGATACAAGAGCTGGATCAGAGGACTGCTGAGCTTCATCTGAAAGCTTAGTAAAATCTAACCACGCTTTCTCCTCAGCTTGCTCTTTACTCAAGCCTTGTTTTAAATAGCTATTTATTCTATTGCGATAGAATGTAGCGCCGCCTGTAGCAATCGCAAAGCTATCAGCAATTTGCGTTGGCAAGAAACCTTGTTTTAATAACCATGCTAGCACGGCGCGAGGATCACCCTTGCCTCTGTTTGCCGCTTGTGCAAGTTCAGACTCACTAACGTCCGTTTTCAAACCAGAACGACGCTCTTTCAACTTATCAGAGTTAAATATCATCGCCCAATCAGACCAATATTGTTTTTGGTTGGCAAACGCCGCAGCTGCTTTTAAAGGGTTGTTATCTGACCAGTTAATAAAGTTCGTCGTAGAAAGCATCTGTAGCAATGCTGATCTACGGTTAAAGAACATGATAGCCCCCGTAGACCCGTTAATCCAATTGATAAACTTATTGACCGTTGCATTTGTTCCACTAACCCGGTTTGTACCGTTTTTCATAGAATACAAAGCATCTTCAATGGCTTCGCGGTGTGCTCTACCTTTTATAGCCTCTATTTTATTAAGGTTATCTTCAGTAAATATAGCGTCCGCATTCTCAATAAACTCTTGTAGGAACTTTTTACGGCCGATCTTTTCAGTCATGCTGTTCAAATCTGAAAGTACGGTTTGTGCTTGCCAGTATTCCCCTGGTTCCATCCAAGCATCTCTTCTTGCTACTACAAGTAAAGCATCGGCGAACGTAGCCAGTTCCGGATTTTGCTTAATCGCATCTAATAATATTTTTTTGTCTCTTTTAGAAATACCAGGCACAGGTGTACCTTGTCTGTCCCATAAATAAACTCTTACAGCTTGGTCATAAGTAAACCCTGAGTCGCCTATTTTTTTGCCCAACATTTTGTACTGGGGCTTGAACAGTTTTATAGTAGCTTTATAATCTCTTTTTATTTGCTGACGAACTCTATTTATGGCTTCAATACCTTTAAAATAAGGGTTCATTAGTTTATCTTCTAGCCAAGCCATATCAGCATCGCCCTGCTTACCCTTGCCGGCAAAAGCATAATGTATTAAACCTCTAAAGTCGTCTGCGCCTGGTGGTACAAAGAATTTAAATCTACCTTTCTTAGCACCTCTAATTTCAGCTTGTACTTTTGAGAAAGTTTTATATGATTTAACGCCTGTAGAATTTTCGATAATCTTATTAAACTCTTGGCTTAATGTTTGGCTCATTCTGGCGTTGGATACTTCAAGATCGTTATAAAGCTTATTCAAAAAGCTTTGTGGCAATTCCTCACCTAGCTGCAATTTGTTTGTATTAAGCTCGTAGAAACTTTCGCCAAACTCTTGCTTATACAATTCAGCACTTGCCTGCACTGCATCCCATGTATTTTCTACAACAAAGTCAGGCAACGCACGTTCTTTACGTGCTTTATTTCTAGCAATAGCTTCAGCTTTAGATGTATTAGCAAACACTACAGATACCTCGTAGCCTGCGTCACGTAAAGCCTTAATCTTTTTCATTGTAGCGTTATACGATGCGCCAGTACCGTCAACAACCATGCTTTCACGGTTGTTCATGTATTTTGACATTTTTTCTTCAGCGGCTTTTCTGGCTTTTGCACCTAGCTTAGCGCGCATTGAACGCTGTTCTTTAGTATATTGCTGCTCGTTTGCTGGTAATCCAACTTCTTTTTTCATTGGCTCTAAAGCCAAATCCTGATTAATAACCTTAAAGCCGCGGCGACCTAGTTTAAGACCTTTACCTACATTTGTTTTTCCAGCTCCAGGCCCTCCAACCATAAATACAGCCTTAGGGTTTGATTGAGACATTCTTGCAGAAGGCACTAGATCATCTTTAGCCTCTACAGCTTTTGCTTTATCAACACTTTTATTAAAGTTTTCTTTAAGCTCTTTAACTTTTGCGTGGCTTTCTAAAAACTCAGAAGCTGGCACCCCGCTTACGTGATATACGTCGTTAAGCTGTGCTTTAGGCAAGGTTAATAATCTTCCAATGCCTGACTGATTGTTTCTACCAAATGCATCAACAAAGTTTAGCGTTGATTTGTTTTCAATCCACTGGTCGTGCTCTTCAAAAACCTCGTCAAGCTTAGCGTCAACCTCAGCGTCAGTTAGGTTATCAAAAGGCATCTCAGCAAGTTTAAGCATTGTTGTAGAGTTATCTACAAGGTGTTCGCCTTTGATATTACCCAGGCGTCCATCTTTAAACGTTAAAAACTGCAAACCTGTTAATGCTCTAAAGCCACCGCTTAATTGTGTTTGTGCTTGCAACATCTGAAGATAAGCATCACCATCTAAGCTACCGTCACGTACCATTGAAATTAATGTTTTAGCAACATGCTTCGCCAACAACTTATTATGGTGACTTGCTTTTTCTATTTTGCCTGGTAACTCACTATTATTGTATGCGTCTAGTTTGGCCTGTTTAGAGTCAAGCTTAGCTGCAGCTTTTTTTAGCGGGTTTAATATTCTTGCAACTTCTTTAAATAAAGAAAAAGATTTATTCATTAATTGCACCTGGCCTAAGTCTAAACCATCAGGAATGCCTTCTGAAGGCGCAGTGTTATTTTGTATTGCTTGTGCGTCTTTGTAATAAGCGCCTGTTTCTCCTGGCTTACCTTTTTTGGTTTTAGCAGGATCAAGAATACGATAATGAAAGCCTAAGCCTTCAATGCCCCATACAGACATTACATCTTTGCCTAACCTTGCACCAACGCGTCGCATGTTATCGCGATACTTATCAAGCTCTGCTTTAGTAGCATTTTTATTAGTAAGACCCTTTTTAATCTTAACGCCTTCTGGTATAATGTTAGATTCTTTTATACCTTTCATGAAGGTAATGCCGTCGGCATTCATCAATAACCCAGCGTCTTCAGCCTCTCTTACAAGCTCTACTATATCTTCAGACCATTCGTCTGTAAGCTTTAGCTTTTTAGCGTATTCTTCATTTACAGTGCCATCTTCGTCTATAACGCTGTCAACCCCACCTCTTGCTTTTGACGCAGCTCTGACTAGCTTGGCCAGCTCAGCTTGGAATTCTGCAGAGCGCATGGTTTCCTCGCTAACGGAATATTTAGCGTTACCGCGTTCAATGTCTCTAGCTACTTCTTGAGAGTAAGCTTCCGTTAACACAACGTTAAGTTCGCCTTGACGTTGCTCAAATGCCTCTCTTATTTCACTATTTGGATTTTTTAATTCTTTGTTTATAATATCAAAAGAAAGCTCTTCAGCCATTGCTTTAGCCAAAGATTCTTTTCTACCGCGTATTAAAGAACCGTCTTCGTTAAAGAAATTAGACAGATAATCTGCGTCAGATAATCTTGTAGATGCATTAGGTAATCTGCGTACCATTTCCGCACCAGATGTACGACCAGCATTGTCGGTTGATACGGTTTCTCTGTCTATCTTTTTACCTTGCCAGTTAGATGTCCACACACCGTCAACCTTTTTCTGAACAGCATTGGGCATAGCCGTCATTAAATAGGTTGTGGTCATGTTTTCTAAAATAGCGCGCTTATTGTTTAATAGATATTTTCTAAGCTGCCCGTCTTTCAAACCACCCATTGCTTTTTTAAGATCAATGTCAGCTTGCTTACCCATTGCCTTTTTAATTTCAGCAATATAAGGCTTAACGGTAACATTTTTTGAAACTGCTTTATCCATAGGTACCTTCATGGTACGCACGGTTCTTTTAACCTTGTCAGTAAGCGTTTTAACGGCTTCTGATGGCAATACGTTTCTATCTAGTAGGTTTTTATAAGCTGGGGCTTCCGTGACCGCAGCGGTCGTTTCTACAGCCTCTACAGCTATTTCTCTGACTTCTTTAGCGGACAACTCTTCAGCTACCGATTCTGTAAAATCTTCAACCCAAACCGGATTTGCTTTAAATGCATCTTTGATTCTAAATGCAATACGGCCATTCAAGAAACCGTACAACTGGCCTCTACCATCGAATTTAAATACATCACCCTCGGTGTACATTCTGGCAACGACGTCGGCAACCGCCTCTTCCATGTCGTTAATCTGTAACCCTTTGTTTTTGTATTTAGATAGCTGAGCTCCAACCATACCGTTAAGTATATCGTAGAGCTGAGGTTCCGCGCCGGTGAATCCTTCTTCCTGTATTTCGTTTAAAGCTTGACGGGCTCTGTCGGCTGAAACACTTTCTCTGGCTTCAGCTTGATCTTCATCTTGTCCCGGTGTTATAGAGCGTATAAAGCTTGGGGATACGTTTCTTTTCTTGCCGAAATGCGCTTTATTATTGTAGTCGCGTATAAACAAATACGTGTCCGCGTTATTTTTTAAAGAAAGCCCCTTTTTACCGAGCATCGAGTTTATAAATACCCTAGCCTGGGTGATTAACCCTGCGCTTGGTTTAGCTCCGTCGGCAAGTACGTCAGACAATGCATTCATTGCTTCTTCGTAGTATGCCTCATTTTTGATAAACTCGCCATTAGCGTCTTTTACACGCTTACCGGTGTTGTCACGTTCAGTATAGCTGCGGTCAATACGCTCTTTAACCAAAACAAATAAATCATTGTCGTTTTGTTCAAGCCAGTTTAAAAGGTTTTCACCTGCCAGCTGTGCGTCTTTTTGCCCTAGCTCGTTTGCAACAATAGAGTGCAATACTTCGTGGGCATAAACGCCTGTACGCTTGTTCTTAATTGCCGCATCTTCGTTTACTAATATAAAGTCAGCATTACTTGGTCCTCTTTTTGAGTAATTAACACCCTCAAAAGAACCTTCGTTTACTTTTCTAGAAGCAATATCAAACTCAGCTTGTGAAATAAATCCTTCTTCGCGCAACTTATTTAATTCAAACAAAGCTGCTGCTTTGTCGTTAACACTAATTATGTTTATTTCTTTATTAGCTTCCTCGCTGTACTTTTGAGCGTATTTTAAAGCATTTTCTTTGCCTCGTGCAATTCTTTCAGCGTATTTGCCGTCTACAAACTTTTCTCTCGCTAAGTCTTCTAGCTGCTCTTCGCTAAGTGTTTGACCGGCATTTTCAGCCGCAACTTCGTCTAATAACGCCTGGCGCGCCTCTGGCGATAACTTTGTAAATTCTTCAAGTATACCTCTAAGCGAACCGTTAGCCATGTCCGAAGAATATATTTGGTATCCTGTAGTGGCTTCAAAGTCAAAAGAATTTTCAGCTCCACTTATTTCTAATTCAGATAAGTAAGCATTGCGCTCATTAACTGCATTATTTATTTTTTCCTCAAAGCTTCTTTTTATTGATTCTTTTTGGGTAGCGCTCATGCCGCCAGAAGCAAGCATTGACGCGGTAAAATCTTTTTCAATGGCTCTAATATTGCGGTTAAGCTCGCCTATATTGTATAGTTGTTCAGGCGTGAATTTGCCCGACATGTATCCATCTAATATTTCATTTTGAATAGCACTAATTTCACCGGTAAGTTCTTGCACTCTATTCTGCAAAGCCTCACCACCCAACTGAGGTGTTAAAGATTCAGGAACACGTATATTAGGAAAATCAAGATCTAACCCTTGTGTATTTGTAAGCTCCTCAAGCTCTTGTTGTATTTCCTGAAGTCTTTCTTGCTGTTCTTTTGTAGCAAGCTCTGCTGTAATACCGTTTGCAATAAGTCTTGGTGCCGCGCTCACGGTCATACCGCCACCTACAATACCACCAGACACAAAAGAATGGTCTACGTTTTCAAAAAGATTTTTATCCTCACCTAGATTATAAATATCAAACCCATTATTTGTAAGCTCTGTTAAACCTTCTGTAGTACCCTCTTGAACAAAACCTTTACCGCCACCATAAAGTATCTTACCTGCTGCTCCTTTAAATGTTTTAGGCGGTACTAGTTTGCCTACATTTCTAGTCCATTTTAATAATTCGAATGTACCAAATCTTTCAAACAAATATTCAGCTGCGGTAGCTCCGCCCATTGACAATAACTTTTCGCTTTCTGAAATATTTGCAATGCGCTCAAATTCTTTTATTTCTTCTTGTACTCTACTTTTTTCCGAGTCCGAAAGTTCCTCGTTTTGTAGATATTCATTTAGCTCAATAATTTTTTCTGTAGCTTGTATACGCTGTGACGCAATGTCAACCCCCTTTTGTCCACCAGCCGCAACACTCACTCCAATAAGCCCTGGTTTTTTCAAAACCGCTATAGCCGCAATAGATGGAGCAGCGTCAACAATAGCGTTAAGTGCAAAATTAGAAAAGTTGTCCCACGAGTCAAACATCTCGCCTACCTTTACTTCTTTAATGTTGCTTCTGCGAGCTTGAGCATCTTTTATAGGCTGAGTCCATGAAGCGAACCCTTGATCCAATACTTCTTGGTCTACAGCACCCAGCGCAACATCAATTTCACCTATAGCATATAATGCGCCAAAACCAAGCTGTTGAAAGTTGTTTGTAAATCTGTCCCAGCGAGTATAATCTTGCACCCAGCCGGCAACTTCATTATTTATAATTTCTAAAGGTAATCTAGAGTCTGAATATTTTTGCACTACAGGCATAACACTAGCGCGCTGTGCTTCTACGTCTTGTATTGCTAGAATAGCGTCAAGTCTGTCGTACGGGTCTTGTGTTTCTAAAAACTTTTCAATTTTAGCGTCCGCATTGTCTCTTGCGGCAAATAGATTTTCTTGTTCTTTTATTACAGCGTCCTCAACCCGCGATGATGTAATTCTTTTGTATTCATCATCGGCCAATGCTGCTAATAAAAGCCTTGTATATTCTTCGTCCCCGTAAATGCTTGATGCGTTTTCTGCCAGTTTATCTATAGCTGTATCAATGCCTATCTGTATTTGCTCATCACGCGTATTACTTGCAATTTTATTAATTATTCCAGCGCCCTCTTCAGTATTAAGAAATTCTGTAATTGAGGCTACATCGTTAAAATCATTTTCAGCAAGTTTTTGTATAAGATTAATATATCCTTCTTGGTCATTGATAGGAATATTAGCGCCTATTTTAAAATTAGTTAAATAACCACGACTTGATCGCTTATCTTTACGCCAAATTTCAACGTCTTTTAAAATTGCTTCAACCGCTTGCTCGTTCGCTGCTTCAAAATCGGCTTCCGGTATATTAACCTGGGCAAGCTCCATCATTTGATTATAAAGAGGGCCTAGTCTGTTTTTTTGCTTTTGCAAATAGTCAGGATCGCCATACTTTTCTACCGCTGCCACAATTTGGGCACCCGCCCCAGTATCTAGGTCGTCATTAAATGTATTTATTGTTGTTAAAGCAATAAACCTATCCTGGCTCAATATGATTCCATCGATGTCTTTATTTGGGTCTAAATAGTCAATTTCTATGGCATTAAACGTCATTCCATCTTTATTGGTAATTCCCGTTTTGCTCTCTCTTGCAACTAAACCAAATTTTGCTAGGTTTTTGTTAAGAATATCAACAACGCCTTCTTCTTGCCACCCGCCTGCGTCAATATCACTAAGCCATGCCCACTCATCGTTTATGGCACCCGGTGCAACTCTTGTAGCGTCCACGCCAAACTCACCTCCGCCGATTTCAACTCCGTATCCCGGTGCGGATTTTTCTTCGTCTGTAAAAGGGGCATCTATTGTATTTTGAAGATCCGCAGCCTTTGCCTCTGCAGCTGATTTTCTATTAGCTTTTGCTCTAGTAATAAGCGGATTCTCAGGTGCAATAGGCCCTTGAATCATGCTGGCTATATCAGCTAATATAGCTTCATCATCTCGTTCTGGTGACCCCAAAGAAGTATTGCCCGAACTGGAATCCCCAGCGGGCGGTGGAGGCGGACCTACCATTGGAGTCTCTTGTGACAGGTCCGTTTGCTTTCCCTCAATTCCTTTAATGTCGATGCCTACTGATTGGAAGATTGATAGATCTTCGTCTTTTGGTGGCTCATTAGTAAACTGACTCATGCAATTTTATTTTAGTGAAATTTTGTCCATTAATTCGTTGTAGGTGAGTGCTTGTTCTCTCCCGCCTGCTGTGTATTTAAACACGTACTTTTTAGTAACTTGACCTTCTATAGGATTACCATTAGCATCAGTAGCAGGCTGTATAAACACATACGGCGTGTATTTAACACTCTTCACGCTAAAAGGCGTACCTATGCCGTATTCGTTGCCATTTCCATCTGGTCTTAAGTTGTTATCTGCGGTTACAACAGCATCGTCTACTCTTAATACATATTCTCCTTGTTTACCCGCTGGAACGCCGCCTCTCGTTTCAATTTCGCTTTCAGCTCCGCTGCCGCTACCACCTGCACTGCTACTTCCGCTGCCGCCGCCACTTCTGCGACCGCCGCCTCTACCGCGACCACCACCACCGCGGGGTTTCTTTTTGCTTTCTTTTTCGTTGTAACCCTCATTAGCAACTTGAATTAACCCGTCTAATAACGCGTCTCTAAGCTGCATGCGAGTTCCGGCTACATCATTTGGGTCATAAGCAATATGGCTTAAATCAATGCCGCTACTTGCAAAATCACCAGACAACAAAGACTTAATTGTTTCTGGATTAGCAAGCATGCCTTCTATTTGCAGGCCAAGCTGGTTTATTTTTGTATCGGTAAGCTTTTGTCCGTTGCTGTAAATTGTATTTGTAGTTTGAAGAAGAGCATCCATTGTTTTATAATCCTTCATCATTGGCTCTTTGTAATCTTTATAAGATTGCATTTGCCCATTGACTTCAAATTGAAGATGTCCGCCTCTGCCTACTGAAAATGTTGCAGGAACTTCTGGATCTAACCCGTACAATGATGCTGCCATTTGGATTTCATCACCACTTGCAGCATTAGAATAAATATCAGCTTGATGCATTTCTGCATAAGTAGTCTTAGCCTCTCTGTATGTTTTAAGCTCTTCGGATAATGTTGCAAAACTACGATTTACACCGTTCATAATGTCAACATAATATTGGTATTCAGGCGAAGAGGCATCGTCTATTTTAGCTATTTCATTTGCAGCGTTTGCGTATACGTTACGCTCATTCATTAAAAAGCTGCGTAATGCACCTTCTTGCTCAGCTGTTAGTCCGTCTAAATCAATATTAGACTTCATATTGTTTATGTAGCCATTTACTCTAGATTTAGTAGCTTCTTTGCGTTCCTTTTCTTTTATATAAAAGTTTTCGCCTTGCCCTGGATCTGCGGATTTAATGGCTTCCGCATAGTTAACAAAGCCCTGCGACTTTGCTACCATGCCTGCACCTTGTATCAACGATGCTGAAGCGGATTGTCTTCTTTTAGCCATAATATTTTACTTAAACAAGTTGCCTACAAAGCCAGCCGGGCCTTCACCAGCGGCCGCCATTGCACCTTGAGCCGCAAATGCTGGGTTAGCTTTTAATGCCGCACCTGCAACTTGACCTACACCGCCAACAATTGCTTGAGTAGCCTCTTGCCTTGCAATGTTCGCTGCTGCTAATCGCTGCTGGCTCATTCCTAATTCTGTTTCGTATTGTTCGCGCTTCATTTGACGTGATAGCATATCACCCTCACGCTCCATAGATTGAAGCTGTCCAGCCATTTGGGCGGTTGCTGCTTGATTACTCGCCTCTTGACGGCCAATGTCCGCTGATGCTTGCTGTGCGTTTTGAGATTGTTGATTTGCCATGGCTTGCGCAAGAGCTGCAATACCAGATCCACCGGCTGCGCCTTGCATAGCTTGCATAGTATTAGCCATACCCTGAGCTTGCTGCTGGGCTGTAAAATCTGCTGCCTGCGTATTTACCGTAAGGTCTTCGTAGACGTTTTCCATATTTGCATATGGATTAGATAGATCTTGATTCTGGTAACGGGCCATATTCATGTCGAACTGCTTCTGCGCGTCTGCTTGTTCTTGCTTTCTGCGCTTGTGCCCGATAATCCCAGAGGCAATGCCTACGCCACCTTGAATTACACTATCTATTAACATTTTTATTTTATTAGTTATAAGTTATTATTACGTATTATTCGCTGCTGATAAATATTTCAGAGTTAACTGCGAAGAGCTCTTTTTTCTCGCCGCTACTGGTTTCCATCTTAGTAGAAGCATAGTAACCAATAATACCAGAGGTGTTCTTTTCAGTGTCTTTAACAAAGAATATGAAGTCCCCATCTGGATCATCATTCTGTGTATCTCTGCTAATTGTAATTGATGTAGCACCTATTGCGGTAACTGCGCCTATTAACAATATATTATTGCTGCTATTTTGGTAATACACCTGGTCTCCCACCTGCACGGAATCGTTTACATGCGGTAAATCAATTGTTATTGTATCCTGATTATCTGTTACGGACTCCGCTTCACCTAAGCCTTGTATAGCAAATTCCGCCGTGTCCATATCGCTTATCGTAGTAGCCAATCCCTTAATGTAATTAAAGTAAAGGTTTTCTTTCTTTTTCCACGCTTCAACTTCGCCATCTTGTTGGTCTGTATCCACAAAGGCTACCCAACCAGCATCTCCCTCGTACGACAAAGTTTTAAAGTTTTTAATACTAGAAGGTGCATCGTTAAATAAAGGCGTAATGCTTGTTTTTTCTTGAGTGCCGTAAAAGTTTGAACGGGTTGAGTTAGAATGCTCCCACATCTCTCCGTCTTTAAACGTGTAAAACTCATTATTTAAAGAAATCGATGCCTCGGGGTAAAAGCTCAAACGAGAAACCCAGCCGTCAGCTTTTTCTTTAAATATAGTGCTCTCATCATCAATAGCTAATACATATCCGCCGTTACGGTCATCATATCCACCTAAAGCTTTTGATGCTGTTTTTAGCTTGTCTTCAAAGTAATCAGACATGCCTTTATCAGCAATCTCTGTAATACCATCTCTAGATAGTCTAATTACAGTTCCTCTTGCTTTGTCTGTAAAGTAAGCTCTGAAACCATACGATGCAAACGATTCGGGGTTTTTGGATATACCAAACTCTCCCGCGTACGGCACCGCTTGCCCAAGCACATTGTTATTAGAAGTGACGTTGGCGTTTCCATCAGCGTTAAATAATGCGTCTTTATTTGCTAAAACACGGAATATTTTGTCTTCTAGCATTGTTACTAAATCACCGTCTCTAGCATGCAATTTTTGGATTGTACCGTGGGACGGATTAAAATCTTTTGTAATGTTTTCAGCTATTAAGAATTGGTTTAGATCGTTTACACCGCTGATAGAGTTAAACAATCCTGAAAATATCATGCTGGACCCTTTACGCTCTTCTTTATACGGTGTTTCTATAATAGACGATGCTTTCGTGCCCTTATCAATCGTAGGTGCGTTAAAGTCGTCGCGTATACGATTTGACTCTACGCCATTACCAAAACTATAACAATTAAAATAATCTAAAGTTTGAGCTGAGCTATGATTGGCTATTGCAATAGCATTTGAAGCTTCGTAATAAATATCAATATCTATAGCTTCAGCTGGCTCTGTTTCAAAAATTGCCGGGTTTGATGAAGAAAGAACGGTATTATCGGTTGTAAGAATGCGATCCCAATTGTAGTTTCTTTCAAATATTTCAAAGTTATATCTACTGGCATTATATGTCGTAGTCCAGTTGGCCGGATCGTTAATAACGTCCTCTGTGAAATAAACACGCTTGTATATAGCCACGTCATTTGGCTCTAAGCTACCGTTTGATGCACTAGATTGATTTCTAATTTCTACCGTGGTGGTTACTGAATCTATTTTATAATAATGGCCAGCCCCATCGTTAACAAACTTAATAAAATTACCAGCCTTTAAACCATCATCAAACCATGGCTGCCCGGTTGGTGCTGATGCAGACGCAGGTGATGTGTCTAAGTTCCCACCAGTATCAACGCCATCAGCAAATGGAGCATAATATACATAGAAGTTATCATTATCTTTTTGAGGCAAATAAGCGGCTTGAGCCGTGGTGGTGGAGACACCATAGTCTGCAAAGCTATAAGAATCATCTCCGGTAATCGCGTCATCTGGATCTACTGGGTGCTCTATAAAGAATACATTTGAATTATATATTTTATCGTATGCAGGATCTAGCTGCACAAGATTATTTATAATATACTCGTCAAAGGCGGGGTTTCTTCTAATTTTAACAAAAAACTTACCCTTGTACTCTTTCTTAAATATACTTTTATATGTGTAGAGCTGACAATTAAATTCGTCGTTCGCCGCAAGGTCGAATAAAAAGCCTGCGTCGTCTCCCCATCCTTCTTCTAAAAATAATTCGTATTCAGCATAATCAACGCTGGATATGGTTTGAGTTTTTCCCGTAAAGCCACCTTCTTTGATTCTATAGTAATCACTACCACTTTCTCCAGCCTTCCATACCCTTACATATATGTCTTCGGTAAATGCCTCAAAAAAGTTTTGATTATCGTCTCTAAACGGCCCTGCAAATTTAAGGTATTTCCAGCCTTTTTCTGGACGTGACGCTAAAAGCTTTACAGCGTGCTGAGCCACCTGGACACGTTCTTGAACAATATCTTCCGGTGCTTCGTTGGAAATATCTAATACTTTAAAGCGAGCTTCTTCGTCAATTGCATTGGTTGTGTCGTGCTCTTTTTTAAGTATTAAAAATCCGCCCTCTCTAAGTTTATTTCTTTCAGCAGAAGGGAAAGATAACCATACGTTGCCATCGTCAGATTTGTAAAATCTATCTAAGGCCATATTATAATATTCATTAGAAATATCCTTAATGAATATTTTAAAATAGTCTGCAAACGCTGGTGCATCTGTTGATATAGTTGTACTTAGCGATATTCTGTTTTTTGCGTCTGATTTAGGTATTGAAATAGCCCCTGTGTCGCAAGTAAATACAGGTGTTTCGCGGCCATATTTATCGCCGTAAACAATACCAAGCTGGTATGTGCGCATTGACTTTATAGACTCCCTAGGATCACCCACGCTCCCATGCGCAGTGGATGTTTTTGAAATAGTAAATGCAGGAGAAATGTCTACGTCACTGCTGTTTTTTAGATTAAAGTTTTGTAGATAATTACCATAAACCAACCTATTGCCAATAATTTCTTGTGACAGTGCTTTTCTAGGTACATTATCCCAGGGTCTGAGTATTTGACTAGACGGCAATATGTTACCAATAAGCTCAGTTGTAATTTCATAATCACTAGTGGTTATAGGAATATCATCTACTTTATATACTGCAGGCGAGTTAGTCTTTTTGAATAAAATTTCAATGTGTTCTACATCGGGTGTTACACCATCGTCTAAGTCTTCTATTACAAGCTTTCTAAGGTTGTTAGACATGCCTATGTTATGCGCATGCGACGAGTTATAGCCAAAAGAGTCACCAAGAAACGCTACTTTAGAAAAGGGCGAAAAAGTTGAATATTGTCCATCTTTATATTTCCATCTATAAGCAAACCGAACAAACTCAAATTCAAACATAGGTGGATCTTCTTCTAAAAGCGCGGACCAAGTATATGTAAAGTCAAGCAAATTAGAAGATATACTAACAATATTAGCTGTAACTACAGATCCGTTAATAGCTGTAATTTCTATTCTTACCCTAAATTCATCTTCAAAATTATCATCGTTTGTTTTACTAGCATCTAAAACAATAATATCGCCCACTTGCCAAGCAAGCCCACCGGTAAAGGTAAGTGTTACACTATCTCCTGTTTGTACAAACGGGTTTCTAAAGTTAAAGTCTATAGTCTTAGGACTAATGCCTGTACCGCCTGACCCAGCTCGGCGGCTGGCTTCCATGTCTAAAGTAGGCGCGCTTCGAGGGCCTTTTTTAATAACAGTTATATCGTCTGCAATAAAAGATCTTCCATAAACAGTCGTATGTGTATTAAGCGTAGCACCGCTTTGCGTAGATCCAGCTTTAAACGTTTCGATGTTTATAATTCTAGGTTCGTTTAAATTGTCCGTCCAAGCTAACAGTCCTTCAAAAACATTAACACCGGTTATATAGTAATCAGTACTAAAGTTTAGCTCGCTACCCGTATCAACAAGGATTGGTGCAATAATACCTGTGCTTTGGTCATACTCTACAATAGCGTCAACACTGCTACTTGTTATGAACCAATATATTTTTTCGTTTTGAGAGTCCGCAATTGCGCCAATACATTCAGCACTGCTGCCAAGCCCAAAATTAGAATTCCAAGTTGCATTACCTGATGTTCTTTTGTTTATTAGCGTATTACCTAATATGTTCTCAACAGCGCCGACGTCTGAACCTTCCGATGTAGATATCTGGATATTCAAAGCGTCACGATATTGGCCGTTGGGCACAAGTCTCTCGTCGAGATCCTTGTTCATTCTGCCCTGGACAAAATTGTGCTTTAACTTTGGCATGTATTAGTGTTTAATCCATTTAGACTGATTTCTCATTACCTGTGCAAGCTCGCTAATTTTAAGATTAGACATACGCAGCTTAGCTGTTCTTTTGGCTGCAAACGCTTCTTTTTTGAAACGCGCGACAAGGTATTCCTGAGTGTTTGCTCTTGTTGCCAGAATAGCATGAGCAATATATTTGTACATAGCTTCTTCAGCAAACTTGTGCACTCTCATTTCTTCGTCTGTGCCAAGGCTGTCGCTAATGTATTTTAGAGTTATAACTTTGTTAACTAAATTCGAGCTAAAGTGCGCAATGCCCTTTAACTTGTCAATATAAAATATTCCGTTAGCTTGTGATCTTTCTGGATCCAAACCGTATCTGCGGCCAAAGCGGTATAAATTAAACAGCTCCGACGTGCTGAGGTCTAGTTTTTTACCGCTCGCTGCCGCCGCATCCGCACCTTCAAAGTTTTTAAGTGTTTCGGATTTATTGGCATAGACGAGATCGTCCGCGTTATCGAACGTATACTCGTAATCGGAATCTTGCGTGATTGCGCTTGGATTGCTTGTATCTCGCGTAGGGTAAATGATGTGCTCCCCACCTTCATCATCTGTCCATGAAAATCTAACATAGTTAACGTAATCTTGGGGCAGTATCATTTCTAATGCTGGCCCTAGTTCTATTTCTAATGCTTTTTCTGAGGGAAGTGTGTCAAACGAGAATTCTTGTAAAGCACGCTGAGCATGAAATGCAACATCGGTTCGTTTGATTTTAGAAATAATCTTATCTTCGCCCACATAAGCAATAATGAAATTGTTTACAATATCTTTTAGGGTAATAAACTGATAATCACCGTAATTTTCGTCGCCGCTATTCCAGTTGTTATCCGCGCCCTGGTAATAAGCTTTTTGCGTTTCGTTTATTAGTCCCATTTATTAAGCTTTTTCTTGTTGAGTATTTTGAACTTCCATTTGGTTACCTAATTGGTAAACCTGTAGTTCTTTAATAGAAAGCCCGGCAAGTTGTAGTATTTTGTATACCAATTCTGTTTCTTCAGAGATGTGCAATTCAAAATCTGTTTGTGCGCCTGCATTATAAAGCGCTCGACCTGCGATTTCTTGGTAGGCCCAGTCTACCTTTGCTGGCTTTTTAATATAATTACACGATACACCCGTAGTTAATTCGGACGCTCCATAGACTTTATAACCATTATTGCTAGCAATAAAGATTGGTCTATCGTTCGTGGGTTTTGTAAGCGGAGATGCATTAATATATAAGTATTCATTTGCGTTTATTCTTTCTGCTTCAATGTCATTATAAACTATCGTACCCATGCGATATAGGTCGCTTGGTTCGCTCCAATAGTTGTTTGAATACGTCATGTTTGCATTCTTTTCAAAAATGTTTATCTTTTCGTTTAGAATATTAAGCATGTCTGAATACTCAGTATCGTTACCGTGCAATCGGCCAAACTGGTTGATGTCGTAGAAGTATTGCTCAAAGATGTCCATCTGCGCCTGGTTGGCAAACAAATTGAATTCTTGAGGTGTTACGTAACCACGTTGTTCTTTGTTAAGGATAGCTAATACTCTTTGGTATACTGTATCTACGCTTACTGCCATTTTTTATTTATTTATCTATATTATGTAATTAGGCCGCCTGTTACAGCAGCCTAATCACAAAAAGTATGTATTATAGCTGTTTCTCTACGGCTCGTAATACCTCCATGCCCTCATCTGTTTTAAAGTAAGCAGCAAGAGCTGAGTATGGGTGTTCATTAAATGGTACTGTCAACAATTTTCGTCCGTTACTTCCGAACGTAAAGGTTCGTTGATCTTGTGATAACACAACAATTCCCATTTCTGTTGCTCGAATACCGATGTTTCTCAACATTACGTTATCGTCATTCGCTAAATCTAAGAACAAATTAGGTTGACGACGAGCAAATATAAGTAAATCGCGTTTAAGCTCCTTAGAAGAGGCCTCAGATACCGATTTTGAGCCGTATTGAGCTCTTAAGATTGCCTCAGCTTCATCTACATCCATAGATTTAGCAACTGTCATTGCTTCAAGCTCTAGTTCAATCCAGTCGGTTTCGTTTTCAGCGATCTGCTCTGGCTTATATTCCATTATACGTCCATCAAGCATATAAGGGTGGTACAAAGAAAGCATTTTTTGCAGTGCTATATTTTCTTTTGGTACGCGAAGAATACCGTCTCTAAACACAATGCGTCCTAATGTTGCAGTTCCTTCTTGTTCATCTACAAAAGGTGAAGACTGATTAGTTGCATAGCGTAATTCACGTTGATAGCCTTTTTCTTTATCAAAAAATAATAAAGGCGTTCGTGAAGAGTGTACTGTCGGCAATGTAAACACTAAGGGTTTACGACCAGAAGTAATTTCGTATAAACGATCTTTATATTCCCAAGTATCTTGAGGTGGTGTAGGTGCACTTACAGGTGCAGCCACTGTTTGTTCAACAACCGCAGGCGCGGGTGTAGTTTTTGGTGCAGCTTTTTTAGCCGCAGGTTTTTTAGCTTGTGCCATGATATAATAAAATTAAATAAAGGTAATAATTACCCCCGCCACAAGGGCGAGGGCAATATTATAACTATGCTAATTAGGCAGTAGTTTTCTTCAACAATACGAAGTTGTTAGCAGCTTGAACACAAAGTGCACGCTCAGAAAGGAAGTGTACGTTCATTTCATCAGCGTCGCTTGTGTAGTTACCACCTACAGAACCAGTCACCCAAGACTTCATGCGACGATCTTCTGCTTCAGAAGCGCGGTAACGCACGTGCAAGAATGGACGAGAAATGTTCTGACCCAACACTTGGTCGTATACTGTAGAAGTACCTGCAGGAACAATAACACCCTCGATGTCAGCAATGCTACCACGAGTTGTAGAGTCGTTCAAGTATTTCCAGTCAGTTTTGTAGAAATCGTAAGAACCACGACGGAAACCAGAGAATCCTAGGTTCAAAGCCATATCTTCAGAGTTGTCAAACACACCGTAAGAAGTGCCACCGCTACCGTAGTTGTTAGCGCGAGCAAGCATGTTGTCAACATCCAAAGCAGTGCGACGATCCAAGAACATCATGTTCTCTTCGATAGCACCTTGCTTATCCAATTCCTGAAGGATAACGTCGAAGTCACCCAAACCAGTCAAACCAGTAGTGTTGTTAAAGTCTTGGTCGTTGAATACCAAACCGCGAGACTCTAGAGCAGCAAACAAACCTTCAGATCCTTCAATCTGAGCAGTGTTACCGAATCCAGAACCTTGGTTGATAGTAGACTGAGCTTTCTCAGCTTCAACCATGCTCATTTCTAGGTAGTCTTCGAAACGTAGACGAGACTCGTGCTCAGACTTCAAGTACCATAGGTAACCAGAAGTACCAGCTTCAGTTGTTACTTCAACCCAACCAATTTGAGCAACATCAGAACCTTTCACATTGTACTTGTCGCGCAAGATGATTGGTTTGTTGTCAAAAGTTGTGAAAGAAGCGTCGATAGAATTACCAGCACCGCTTGATCCTTTAGTGTACTCAGAACCGTAAACGAATACTTTTGCATCAGTAGCTGAATCAAAAGTAGCGCTCAAGTTAGCATCTGAAGTATCGTAAACAGCGATGTTTACAGTAGTACCAGATACAGAAGTAACGTATGCTTTGTGCGTAACGTATCCTTTAGATACTACCAAAGTCATACCTGCGCCGATTAAGTGGCCAGAAGGCAAAGTAAGTGCATCACCATCAGCATCGACAGTTACGTCGTCATATGCGATGTGAAGACGTCCTTGCTCTTGCCATACCACGCGGTCAGAAGCCATAGGCATTTCTGCACCAACCATGCGCAAGAATCCGGAGATTGTACGATTACCGAAGCGCTCTACTTCTTTCTCGTATACCTCAGGAAGGAATTGTTGTGTAAAGTCCATGTCAGCCACAGACAAATAGTTGTCACCAAACAAGCCCTTAACAGGACGTGGAGTTAGGTGAGCTAAGTTAGCCAAAGTACTTGGCGACGTTGCAAAACTCATTGTTTAATTATTTTTTAATGAATTATTTTTTAAACTTAACCTTGAGTTTAGAAGTGCTTTCACCGTCGTTTACCGCTCTGATGGTCCACCCGTTTGCAGTCGTAACTTTTTCATGAGTCCCTCTCGGATCCATATTGACGTTCTTCGTGCGTGCCATACTATCTTTCATTGCATCGGCTTTGCCTTGCTCATAAAAGTGTTGAGCAACTTGGTCGGCGTTCATGGCAGTGAACAATGATTTGTGGTAACCCTTAGCATCTGACATTTCATTCTTTTCATTCAAGAACTTCTTGACAAAGTTATTAATGTCGCTTTGGGTACTTTTAACCTGCTCAGCGTCTTTAACTTTAAAGCGATAAGTTTTGTCTCCGACTTTGTAATCAAACCCTTGAAAACCTTTGTCGAATACTTTATCGCTTTCCATTTTAAAACGCGTTGCTTGGCGTTCAGCCATGGCAGCAGTTTCTGCACTCTCTTTATTATAGCGATTAAAAAACTCAACCGCTTTTTGCTGTTCGGGGTTCAAACGAGAACCCGCTTTAATTTCTTCGTAATATTTAGACTTCATGCCTTCAAGATGGCTTTGCGCATTTGCTAGTGCTTGTTTACGCTCAACTTTCTTACGGCGGATTTCACGATCGTCGTCAACGTCTTCCTCATAGGAAAACTTGTCTTCAAGCATAAAATCAATATCTTCTTTGTCTAAATGCGGATTAGTAGCTTGGTAGTATTCGCGAAGTAATTGATCTTCGTTTAGCTGGCCGTAATCCGTATTAAGGCGCACGTAGTCTTCTAATGTGCCGCCCGTGTCATTCATAAAGTCTACAACTTTTTGAATATTTTCTGGAAGCTCAACACCCGATTGTGCTGCTTCCTCAACAGCTTCAACAACTTCTTCTTCCAGTTGCTCAGCCGCTTGTTCAACCTCTTCTTCAGTAATTTCCTGTAATACAGGCTCTTCTACTTCTTGTACTTCTGCAGCGGGCTGTTCATCTTGAACGGGGCTTTCTTCTCCGGCAGATTCTGCATTTGTTTCTTCGACGTTTTCGACTGGTACTTCTTCGCCAGCTGCGGGTTCGTCGCGTACAGGAACCTCATCTGCGCTTTGCTCTTGAACGGCATTTGCTCTTAGGTCTACTTTAATAATTCCATCATCACCCGTTGACACAGGCGATGTGGTGTTAGTTTCTTCACTCATGATATAATATTATAAAATTGTACAAATATATTATTACTTAGGTTCAAAGGTTCCTAAACCGAAACCACCGCCTAAGATGTCATTACCTCCTGATTCAAAACGTTTTGGAGGTGTTTCCTTTTGTCTTTGCTCAATAAGCTCGCTTTGCTGCGATGCTTGTATTTTAGTTCTTTCGTCTTTGCGATCTTCTGTTTCTTTGATCTTAGACTTAGCCGCATCAACCTCAACGCCTTTTAGCTGCATATTGTATTGGAACTCAAGTTGCATTAGCTGCATCTTAGCCTCAACCTCTTTATCTATGCGTTGTTGCTCAATTTGCCCTTTAATTTGCTCAAGCTGCGCTTTTGTTTGGAAAGCCGCCTGGTCTTTCTGCATTTCTGCCTGCGCCGCAACTTGTTGTGCCTGTGCGTTTGCTTGCGCTTGTGCCTGCATATTTTGTTGTTGCATCGCTTGGTCTCGCTCGCCTTTCTTTTTACGGCGTAGCTTTAACAATTGATTAGCAAGTTTTAGGTTTCGTACTTCGCGAATATCAATTGCATCGTCAAGATCAATAAGACCGGCCGAAAGGGCTGTTTGTATATTGTTTTCCAACAATGCTTTTTCTTCTTCATCCGGTGCAAGTTCTAGCACAATACCAAAATCATGCAAGTGCAAATCTTCAAGCTCCCCTAATGTTGCTACATTATGGCCACCAATTTTTTGTATAAACGCCTCACGTGCAGGATCAAATTCAATAATATCAGAAATACGCAAAGATAAACATTCCGCAGTCTCCGCTGTTAAGAATAAACCAGCATCAAGAATATGGCGCGTAGCTGTATTTGAGTTTGCTGCCGCAAGCTTTTGCACACCAACTAGTGTTCTCGAATCAGGCATAGAACCATCACGTGCTTCGTTTAGACCCGTTACGTCACGAATCATTTGCAGATAATAGTTATATGTCTGGATAAGTGTTTGTAGCTTTTGCCCACCCGCGCCGGTTTGTAGCGGTTGTATTGGCACTTTACCTGGATTCATATCACCTTCACTGGTAAATGAACGCCCAATAACAGAACCTGTTTGGAAGAACATGTTAAGTGCTTCTTGCGGGTTATAATTTGTGCCGTTACCTAAATCAATTTCAGCAAGACCGTCAGCGTCCATATAAACGCCGTCTGGCATCATCTTGCTTAGCACCTGCTGCATCTTAAGATGTGTAATTTGAATCATATCCGCAAAACCGGTACAACGGCTTACGATAGATTCAATTCTACCTTTATACATACGAGGGGCCACAATACTATAATTCATTTTAACCTTAGCATGGTCACTCTTAGGACGCATCATGTTTTTAGCCATTTCCCATTGAAGCAGCATGTCTGTGCCCAACACAAGCACACCTTCGTACAATACTTCTAATGAGCGAGCCATTTTACCGTATTGGCCTTCCATAACCTCAACAGGCGGATCAAACTGATCGTCTCTTACAATAATTTTAGAGGCACCCGTAGATGTTTCTTTAACTTTATATACTTCATTCATGTAAGTCTTATAGTTAAAGTACAACACCTGCACAACATTATGGTCACGTACATCATAGTTAGTCAACGATTGATCATAACCAGCGCTATAATTTTTAGTCCCTTGTTGCTGTATTTTTTCTAAAGCACCCTCGTCTAAGTCGGGGAATTGCTTTTTTAATTCGTTTAGCGGCACAAACTTAACTTCACCTACATAATATATGTCTTCAAAATAAGGTGATTCGCTATAAGAATGCACTAAATATGCTGGATCAACATACTCTACCTTAACACCTTCCGATTGTGTAAAGCTGTTTTTAACCGCAGCAATACCTAAAGTTGTTAAGTCGTAATACAAACGCTTTTTGGTTAAACCATAATTGTTACCGTCAAGCAATGTATTAATCGCTGTTTCTTCCGCAATTTCAACGCCTTGCTTATAGCTTAGCTGCATGTGCAACTCAAGTTCTTCTTTTGAATCCGGTAATTGTTCGGGATTGTTTTCGAACAAGTTCATGCCAAATTCTTTCTGCGCAAATTCGTTTAGCTCTTTAGTTTGCAGGTCACGAATAATAGACTCCATATATTTTGTGCGCTTGCTTACGCCATATGGATCTTGCGAATATGCTTTTAGATCAAATGATCTTTCGGCAATACCGTTAACCACAATGTCTACAAATTTAGACAAGATAGGCACCGGCTTCCAATCTAGGTTTAAATAAGATAAATCGCCGTTTACCGATAATTCATCTTTGTATTTTTGTATGCTTTGCTCTCCTCTCGCGTACAACCTTAAATTATGAAATGTGTTTTGGTTGCTTCTATATCGAGACGTGCCAGAATTGCTTGAAAACCATTCGTTTTGAATAGCTCTTGCAACCTTAAGCCCATAGTCGGAAGACATTTTCTCAGTGTCACTTACGACCTGGCTAGGAAAAGCACTGTTTATAACTGAGTTAGCCATAAATTATTTTATTATTTCTGAAGTAAACCCGTTTTGGCGGTATCTCGCTATATTGAGATTCAATTTTTTTCTTTCTAATTTAGCAACAGGTCTGTACAATTCTTTATTACAAGCCATAATAGCTAAGCCCGAACTAATCGACGCATCGTATTTAGTACGGTTATTAATATTGAATTTTGACCAATCGTTTAATGTATCATTAAAATACATATTACCATACTCATTTTCTGCGTTTAAACCAACGTACTTATCTACGTACATTTCAATTGCAGCAGCATGAGCTTGCTTCATATCTTCGCTAGAGTTTGGTATACCACCTATTTCTTTTTCTGTTACAGAAAGCTTGTTCCATAATCTGTCGGGCCGGTTCATTGAATAACCTCTATACCCCCTTCTTTTAAAATGGTAAAGCAATCTAGGTTTATTGTTCTCAGCCAATATTGGCATACCATAAAACACACAGGCCATCAATACGTCTTCAAAAAAGATATCCGCGGTTTGCGGCCTAGCTATATATTCGAGGAAGAATGTACTTGGTGGTGCATCTTCCATAGTAAATTTAGTGAGTCCGTGTAAAGCTCCTTTCGAACCCTTTCCGTCGGTAGTTCCTGAAATGTCGTAACTATCGCAACCAAATGCGCCGACGTGTTCATTACCCGGGTATCTAACACCATTTTTTACTATTTGCCTGTTTTGCAGATTTGCGCTTGGGATCCAAGAAACTTTAAATCTACCCTGAGGCGTTGGCATAAATACAACTTTTGTATCTTTTACACCGTTTACCCACTGGAAGTTACCAGTAGTTATAACATTAGTATTACGCAGATCTTCGTTATAATCAATCTGTTCGTATATTTTAGCGAGATTAAACAAACTATTTTTTGTTTCATCTCTAAATGCGTGTTCTTCCGTACGAGGGAACTGGCGATAGTATTCATTTAAAGCGTCCTGGTCTTGTTTAAGACCCTCAACTTCGTTATCCCAGTAATCTATAACACCTTGCTCAATAACGTCTCCAAACGGATCTAAAACGTCTTTTTCAGGTGTGTTAAAAACCGGCTGACCATATTCATCTATAAATCCTTCGTAATTCCATTCCATTGGAATAAAAAGAGAATATAATCCAGACTTTGTTTGGCCGTTCGAATTTCGCTTAGTAACATCCGAATCGGTATATAATTTTTTAAAGTTGTCACCACCTTTATCAAGCGCATTAGATGTTGATCCCATCATACACTTACCAATAATCCTAGAACCTAGTCGCAGTGTTGTTTTAGTAACACGCCAGTTGTTTAGAATATTATCAGGTCTTTCCCACTTACCACTTTCGTCGTGCACAAGTAGTTTAAGCTTTTCACCATCATAAGAGTTGTCGCCCGTGTTTTTCCAGTCAATAGTTGTATCAAGACCTTCAAGCTCTATTTGCTTTTCTTGCGACTGTATTGATTTACGGGTTAGCTTAGAAGCAGGAACCCTATATGCCAATTCAGTCTTCGGTCTATCCATACCATCTTGTATAGGTTTGAAGAAAAACGGGTAGTTGACCGAGATGGGTACGACTTTATCCGTGAACATCTTTTTTGCATCAGCACCTGTTTTTGACAAGATACCGAATCTAGCATCACTTGATATTGTTGCCATGTTGACTGTCTCTCCTGATGCCATAAATGAGAATCCGCTCCGTCTGTTTTTAAGATAGCACATTCCGTAGCTTCTTTTGTCAGCCTTACATGCTTCCCAGAAAATAAAGAATATTCTGTTTGCTTCACGGTAGTCTGGATGTCCAACGTCAATCTTACTCCACTGCAAGTACATGTAGTGAGTGCCAGTAATATAAGTAGGGACCCCCTTATTATAAAACCAATGCCCGCCATCACGTCTGTTAAACTCTTCGTCAATATAACCTTCCCACTTACTTTTAAATTCATCGGGATACGTTTGCCAATCAAATATACTTTTAATTCGCTTTAGCTCTTTAGGATATTCTGCAACAGCCCACTTGTTATCG